CTTCAATATTCCTCTCCACGTGGTCAGCGTCAACATATCCTAATCTTTTTGCAGCTTCATCTAAATTCATAATCCATCTTTTTTAATCCGTAAATAAACAACCTTTACTTGTAACATTAACTAAAATAAAATTCAACAGCATCACTAATTTCATTCCATAATTCATCTATAGAAACTCCTTCGATATTCCTATCTATAAACCTAGTCTTTACGGCTGTATCAATGCCATTAAACACTTTTTCATAACACTCGTTACTAACAAACCTACCTTCTCCTGTTTTACTAAATCCATCAGTATAGTAATACCTAATTCTTTTATGTAATAAGTGCTTAAGCTCAAACTTATTAACATCTATAGTTATATAATCCATTTTACTTTAGTTAACACGTAGTAAAAACAACTACGCAGATTTTTACTTCTAACATTATAAATTATAGTCTTCAATCGCTTTATTCCAACCTTCTTTATATGAAATGTCTCTAGCACCATCGGGAGAATATTTATGTGTTTCTATATCTAATTCGTTACCGACTTTTATCTCTCCATACACAATAGTTAGTACTGAATGTCTATACCCTTCTTGGTAATACTTTAGGTGTTGTAGTTCACAATCTAATTTATTGTTCTCAATTAATAGTTCTGTTTCTGTTCTCATAATAACAATTTATAACAATGTTTAAAATTCATATTTCACTGCGTTACATACGCATTTTACACTAAGCGTTAGCGACCATGTTCAGTAAAGAACATTCTAAGGTCGTCCAAGTGTTCATTTTCTTCAATTATATTTAATACTTCGTCAGTAGTCCATGTAACACATTCGCTAACATCAGGTATAGAGCAGTTTTTTACTGCTGTTTCTAGCTCTGTAATGTACCTTAGTACGCTTATAGGAACTTGCTTATAATCCTCTTCTGCGTTTTCTTTCCAATAGTTTAAATCTTTTTCTGTACTCATTATCTTTTGTTTTATTGTTTCAAATCCGTAAAAAACCACTCCATACCCATAGCGTTAATTCGTTTGTTATTCTGTTTGTTTACTCAAAGATATAATAAATAATTAATACCACAAAATAAAAAACACCCTAATTAAAGAGTGTTTAACATTTCATCAATAAGTAATTCGTTATTCGCGAATTGCAAAACCTCGGCATATCCATCATCAAAACCCCAATGTATCTTATGTATCTCTATAAAGTGAGGCGTTATAGCTAAGATCTCATAATGAGTGTAAATACCTTGAACCTCCCACCAATAAAAACTACAAGCTTCTAAAATTTCATGTAAGAAGTCATCTCTTGTCATTTCCTTTTAGATTTGCGTTTAGCCTCGTCATGCGCTTGCTCTTGTAGTTCTGCCTTGTATGTTTCTTCAGCAGTCTCTAGGGCTATGTAGTGCATTACAGAGTACAAATTAGAACTGTACACACTTTCTACTGGCGTTAACCCTTGTTTATTGAAAATACCCTTCTCAGCCAGCTTAAAGGCTTTTGACTGCCAGTAGGAGTTTTTAACGATTGATTCCGCGTGGCTGTTTGTACTTCTTCCCTTTTTTCCTTCAAAGATAATACTGTATGTTTTTGCAATTCCTCTAAATGCGACTGCAAAAAAAAATAACCCTTATACAATTCTGATACAGGTAAGCTCTTAAACATACTAGTTCTTATGTCTATAGTTTCCTCGTCATACATCTCGTTTGGATCAGGTCTAAACAGTATTGCGGTGATTCTAGCGATATATTCCCACTTTCTATACTGTTTCTTTTGAAATAGAGTTGCTAGGGCTTGCGATTCAGCGAAATGCTTGTACGTCGCGCCTCCTAGTAACTTGTCTATTCCTCCCGCTGATTTTGTAGACTCAATCAACTTGTATTCTACACCCCCTAATGTAATAACCTCACTTACCCCAATATCATCCTGTGACGGCTCACCTAAAAACTTAGAAACCATACCAAATAACTCAACTATACTAACTTCATCAGAGCTATTAACTTGTATTTCACTTTCTAAATACTCTCTAGGAATATCAGAAAACAGCTCTATCCAATCAATATAGAAACTTAGTAACTTATTATCGCTTATAGGCTCTTCACTAGCCTTATCTGAGTAAATAAAGTTATCTAACCATTTAGGAATATTGCTCAAATAATCCTGAGCTTTAGACATATCCTTTACGGTTACATCTTCCCAACTGGTTTTAATTTGGTATGTTTCTTGGTTTATGGTGGCTTTAATCATTACTTGATAGTTCTTACAATACTTTGTAAATCTATTTTAATTCTGTTTAATCTAGCGCAAGTAGAAGTATTTAAAGTTTTACCTCTGTTTTCCTTTACAGTAGCATCAACAAACTCAATAAGCTCAATGAATTTATCTTTTAACTCTACTTTAGGCTCTTTCTTCTTAGCTTTTGGCTTTCTTTTCTTTGGAGCTTCTTGCTCTACTTTTTCTAAATCTTCCATAATATAAATTTAATTAATTTCTACAACATAGGAAAGTTATAACTCCTAGCGTATTTAGTTACACCTCCTTCAGGCTTTCTACTAAATGTTATTTCTAATATCTTTCCTCCTATTGGTTTATTAGGTGCGCCTCTTTCTACGTGCCAACCCATATACCCTACTTTGTATTCGTCTTTATATGTTCCAGTAATAATACCTAAAACATCTTTATGTTTAATCTCTCCTTTCTTGGATAAATAAACTTTTCTTAAGCTTGTTTCTTTCAATTCATGGATATGCCCAAATGTTAAGCAGTCGAACCCTTCAAACATTGTAGCCATCCTAGTTAGGTTAATTTCACCTCTAGTTACTACACCTCCTCCACCTGATCCATGAAAGTAACAAATATCATAAGCTGAACTTGTACCACCCATCTTACAATTAACTCTTAAAGCTCCTGTGTAACCTCCCGCATAAACTGGACTCTCAGGTTTAGCAACATGATTTAGTAACGCTACAAACCTTTGTATTACGTCTGTTTCTTGTCGTCTTAAAATTGAAGTCTCATGGTTACCATAACCTACTACAGTAATAATTTCAGCATAAGGAGTAAACCACTCGGCAGCAGTTTCTACTACAGCATCTAAATATCTAGGGGTATTATGCTCTGGCCTAACTTTTCCTTTGGTGCTTCTAGGGTCGTATTTACCCTGCATAAGACAAAACGTGTCACCGTTAAGTAATACGTTTATACCTTTATCCTTACAATAGTCTAAATGTTTCTTTAAAAGCTCTCTGTCACAGTCTGGATTATCCCAGTGTAAATCAGAAAGAATAGCAACCTTAACAGTTTTCTTTCTTTTAGTTTCTGAAGATTCTAATTTGTGAGAGTTCTTTGATATTTGAGTTAATAACATAATATTGGTTTTCGCTAATATAGTACATTTTTTGTTACGAATAACAGATAAAAACGTAACATAAATCATAGCGTATGATAAATATGATAACAGCGATTGTAAAAACAACCTCGTCCCTCGGCAGTCGCACAAGCTTTTTTACAACGTCATTACCCACAATAAAAATTACTTAGTGCTTTTCCTAAGTTCTTGTAGGTCTATAAACGTTATAATTTTAGTGGTTTTATTTTTTTCTTCTTGCAATTTATGTAGGTCAGAATCATTAAACCTAAAAGCATATTTTGCAGTTCTCTCATCTTCATAAGCACCACTAAGCCAAGTACCACCACTACTTATTACATAGCTTCCATCATCTGTTTTATATATCATTGTCGTAATTTTAAAAGATGGGTAACACCACCTATATTTTATAATTTTTTCGTTCCTCAAAATTCCAAATCATAGCCATAACGTTATTCACAAATATACAACAAATAAGTATTAAAAAAACAATACACGTTATTTAGAATGATTCTAATTAAGCTATAGCCCTCATTGATTTTTTAGCAAGCTCGAAATACTCCCTCATCATAAAACAATCAGCGTAATCAGGAGAACGCCCTATAGCCTCTTTAATTTTATCTTTAGAAATTATTGCTAATTTATTCTCGTCTGAATCAGGGTTAGCCTGTTTTATGGCTGCAAGCTCTTCTTTTAACTCTTGCCAACACTTACTCGCTACTTGAGGGTTGATATATATCCCGTAGTCGTTCGTCCTCTCTGCACTCTTAAAATAGCATTGTGACTTAAGATTTTTATAGTTTTCCTCTTTAAACTTATTTACTATTGGTCTAGCGTTGTTTGTGAATCCTTTACATTTAAGAACATCTACAGCACCACCACCTACACCATCTTGATCTATAATAATATTAGTTCTGGCCACTGAATACTTATTAGCGAATTGCCTAATAGTTAATACAACTTCATCAATGCCAGATTTATCAATAGTGAATATATCAACTATAACAAATCCCTTCCAAACCATTATAACGGTTTTATCATCTCCAAACCTAGCAACATCACAAGTAATAATATTTTTACCTTCTGGTTTGATAAACTCATTAGTTACAAGGTTGTCCAAACCATCATCAGAATAAATACGTGTTGGGTCATTATCATAATCCCAGTTACCATGCAGTAGCCTTTCTCTTTTGGATTCATCCTTAATATTTTTAAGGTTGACAATGTATTCTTTGTCTATGTATGGATTATCGGTTACATAAGCCTCGATAAAAGCCATTGTAGGCTTTAACTTACCACTCCTAAAAGGCTGTATAAACTCATCGTACATCCAATTTCTTTTAGGGTTACACGTAACTAAAAGCTTTGGTAGTATTCCGTACTCTGTATTATTCCAACGTCCTATACGAGTTTTTAAAACATCGTAAGCACCGAAGTTAATCTCTCCTCCTTCTTCAATCCATCCTCCAGTGTATTCTAATGAACCAAAACGCTCATACATTGGGTCTGATGGTTTGTATTGTAAGTCTAGTAAATCTATTCTTGATCCATTAGGAAACTCTATAAAGTTATCCATTCCCTGATAACGCCAGTAGTCTTGAGCTAAGCCATGATGTTTTCTAACCTTTAACATGGTTTGATAAGTAGAAGCTCTTAAACGCTTTAACTCTTCCCTACCTATAAACCACTTAGTATTAGGATAACGTAAGCAGTTAATTAACAACCACTCACAACCTAACCAAGACTTACCACCACCTGCTGCTCCACCGTATAGTATTTCTTTGGTAGAATCATCGTTTAGCTTTTCATAAGCTTCAAACTGCTTTCCAGAAGGGTTAAGATTTATTTCCATTCTTAGGAACTACCATGTTAATCTTTATCTCACCACTATGGGTGTTATTGTTTTGATTCTTATTCTCTTGCTTATCAGCCCAACCAAATCTATTCTTCATCTGCATATACCAACCTGTATAAGAAAAGTCTTTATTATCAAGCTCTTTACGCCCTGTTTTCTTCCACCAAGCCTCGCAAAGTATTCTACCTATTTTTATGGTTTCCCAAAATTCAACTTCTTCTTCTAACCATCTATCCCATAAGTTATTACTAAAACTCTTTCTCCAACTCCATATTAAGGCTTTTATTTCAACATCACTAGCGCCTTCTGAATACTCATTAAGTATAATATCATACCAGTTATCAGGAAAGTCTTTTTTAGACTCTTCAAATATTGATTTAGGTCTACCTGCCATCACTTAAAAACTTTTCTATAAAACATAATCCCTAATACAAACCCTATACCCATGAATACTAAATGATACATAACTAATCGTTGTTTTGTTTTCTTAAATCACTAATAACCCAATTAGGATTAACATACTGGTAATTATCAATAATATCTTTTTCAACTTCTATACTATTTAAAAAGTAATGAGTTGTACCATCTTTCTGCATCTTCTCAGCCTTAACAAAAACATAGTCAACTTCTAACACTTTATAAGTTACGTTTTCATGGTAGAAGTAATTACCCTTTTCTAAATATCCTACTTTTATCGGCATTCTATTTCTCTTAGTCGTTTATCTAAACCCTCAATTAGTTTAATCTTCTTATCTAACCTTTGCTCTAAGTGCATCTTATCTTTATTGATAATCTCCATTTCCATTTCTAGCACTATGAACCGATCATATAACGCCACTGCTCCTAATATAACTGGAAGTATAT